GGCTACCAGTGCGAGGGCCTGCTGCGATCGCTCGGCCGCAACGGCGAAGACTTCCGCGTCTGGAGCCGCATCCATGGGTGAACCAGCATCAACCGCGCTCGCCGTCGCCGCCGTCCTTGGCACGGGCTACGGCATCTACCAGGGCGAAGAGCAGCGCAAGGACGCCCGCGACGCCATGCAGGCGAAGAAGAAGGAGCTCAAGAATCCGGTCGACCTGATCGATCCGCTCGAGGCCGAGCGCGAGAAGCGCCGGCGCTCAGCGCTGAAGAACCCCGTCGACGACACCGTCCTGACCAGCCCGCTGGGGCTCACCGGCGACGCGCCGGCGACGCGCAAGACGCTGCTTGGCTCCTGACATGGCCATCGTCGACACGTACCGCAAGCGATGCGAGAGCACCCGGCAGCAGTTGGAGCAGGAGCGGTCGAGCTACGTCCCGCACTGGATCGACCTGGCCGAGAACCTGTCGCCGTGGCGCGGGAAGTTCCTCGTCGGTCCCCAAGGGGACGGCGCGCCCGGCCGCAAGCGCAACAGCAAGATCCTCATCGGCCACGCGCGCTATGCGCTGCGCACCCTGACCAGCGGATGCCAGGCGGGGATCACCAACCAGTCGAAGGAATGGGCGGGGCTGACCACCGGCGATCCGGACATGGCGAAGTACGGCCCGGTGAAGGAATGGCTCCACACCGCGATGACCACGATGTTCGACACCTTCCGGGGCTCGAACATCTACAACATGCTGCACGTCGGCTGGGGCGACATCGGCTGCTTCGGCACTGGCGCCATGTGCCTCGAATCCGACGCCGACACCATCATCCGCACCAAGACCCTGCCGATCGGCTCCTACGCCTTCAGCGCCAACGAGCGCGGCATCGTCGATACCTGCGTGCGCACCTACAAGATGACCACGCGGCAGATCGTCGGCGCCTTCGGCTTCGAGGGCATCACCGATACCGTGCGCGCGCAGTGGGATCGCGGCGATTACCACACCTGGCACGACGTCTGCCACCTGATCCAGCCCAACGAGGAATACGACCCGCGCAGCGCGCTCTCGCGCAACAAGCGCTTCTCCAGCTGCTACTGGCTGGTCGGCTCCGACGAGGACAAGTGGCTGCGCAAGTCCGGCTTCGACCGCTTCCCGATCCTCATCCCCCGCTGGGAGATCGACGGAGAGGACGTGTGGGGCCACGGGCCCGGCATGGACGCGCTGCCCGACGTGCGCCAGGCCTATTCCATGGTCAGGAAGAAGGCCAAGGCGATCGACAAGATGGTCGACCCGCCGCTGGTCGCCGGCCCCGAGATGCGCAACAGCGTGGTCAGCTCGCTGCCGAGCGCGATCACGTTCGCCAACTTCCGCGATGGCAAGCCGTCGGTCTCGACGCTCCACCAGGTGGTTCCGCCGGTGCAGGAGCTGCGCGAGGACATCGGCGAGATCAAGCGCGACATCAGCCGCGCGTTCTATGAGGACGTCTTCCTCATGCTCGCGAACAGCGACCGCCGGGAGATCACCGCGCGCGAGGTCGAAGAGCTCGCCGGCGAGAAGCTCATCATGCTGGGGCCCGCCCTGGCGCGCATGGACGTCGACCTCCTGAATCCGCTGATCGACTGGACCTTCCAGGAGATGCTCGAGCGCGACCTGCTCCCGCCCCCGCCGCAGGAGCTCCAGGGCGAGAAGCTCAAGGTGGAGTTCGTCAACCCGCTGGCGTTGGCGCAGAAGGCGATGGGCATCGGCGGCCTGGAGTCCCTGGTCGGACTGGTCACCGGCATCGCGCCGCTCAAGGGCGACATCCTCGACAAGATCGACCTCGACCTGGCCGTCGACGAGTACGGCACCAAGCGGGGGGTCAATCCCCGCATCATCCGCTCCGACGAGCAGGTCGCGGCCATCCGCCAGCAGCGCGCACAGGCGCAAGCGCAGGCGGCACAGGCCGAGCAGCTCGCCACCGCGGCCGGCGCCGCCAAGGATCTCTCACAAGCCAGCACCACGGGCGACAACGCCCTGGCTGGCATTCTGCGCGGCTTGCAGCCGCAGAGGAACTGAACCATGGACATCTCGGTCATCCCCCTGCTCGTGGAAGAGGACGCCGCCATCGTCGGCGGGTCCGTGCGCTGCGGCGCGTCCACCCGCGCCTTCCAGGGCAAGGTCGTCGGCACCGGCGCGCTGACGGCGCAGTTCAAGATCCAGGCCTCGCTCGACAACGTCGTCTTCGAGGATCTCGGCACCATCACCCTGAGCGGCAACGACTCAGTGCATGATGGCCTGTCGATGATCCAACCCTGGCCCTACGTCCGCGGCGAGCTGGTGTCGATCACCGGCACCGACGCGCTGGCCAGCCTGAACATGGGGGTCGCGTCGTGACCACGTCCAAGGTCGCCAAGTTCGATCTCTCGGCCGCCAGCGGCTTCTCCGATCCGGGCCTGCGGGCGATCAACGTCCTGCGCGTGGCCAGCGACGTGGTCTCGGGGACGACCGTGACGATCGGCGACGACGTCATCGAGATCGAGATCGTCAACACCGACACCACGGCCGACACCGCCAACAGCGATTTCGACAACACCACCAGCCCGCTGACGCTCGCCGATTACGCCACCGACTACGCCGCCGATGCGGCAGTCGCGGTCGGCGACCTGCGCCGCTGGGAAAACGAGATCGTGCGCTGCGCCGCCTCGTCGGGGAACAGCCGCACCTTCGAGCGCGGAGTGTCGGGCACCACGATCGCCACGCACGCCGATGGCGTGAACATCTACAAGGGCGACGGCATCGATCCCGGCTCGACCATCGCGCTCGGCCTGGTGACCACGCTGACCCCCACGGCTTTCACCGCCGCGCTGGTCGACGACGTCAACAACAACGGAAGCCACCCGATCACGGCCAGCCTGATCAGCGTCAACGAGGTGCTGATCACGGCCAACGAGCCGGGAGCCCTGGCGCTCGCCTGCGCCGAGACCCTGGGCGGCGCCAACAACGCCTGGGCCAACGCCACCATGTACGGCGGGCGCGATCCGGCGCAGCGGCGCATGGCGATCCAGAAGCGCGTGCCGAAGACCGTCGAGGACGGCGTCGACAACATGCACTTCGTCTACCCGTTCACCCCGACGCTGGTCCAGGTCTTCGTCACGCCCACCGCCACGCCCGGCGTCGCCAAGGCCTGGGATGGCGGGGTGACGATCAGCGGCGGCCTGGTCACGCTCGACAACGGCGGCGCCACGGATTGGGCGGCCACGGACACCGTCACCGTCATCGCCATCGAGTAGCAGGCCCATGGCCTACCGCGATCAGAGGGCAGCGATCGCCGCGAGGCAGCGCGCTGTCAGGCGATCGGCGACCCTCGAGCAGACGGGGCAGGTGCGCCTCGACGACGACACGATCACGCGCAACCAGCGCAACCAGGCGGTCGCCAGCCCTGGCCCGGCGACGCAGATCCTGGAGACCAGCGGTCCCGACACGCTCGACATCGGGGACATCCTCGATGGCCAACTGTTCATTCGCGTGGGCGACACCGTCATCGGCGTCAATATCGAGGACATCGTCCCGGTCGGCATCCCGCTCCTGACGCCGCATGTCTTCCTGGCGCAGGAACTCGAATACACCTTTGCTGGCCGCAGCGGCGCGACCTGCCCGCTCGCGTTCAATCCCGACGACGGTCGCGCCTACACCGCCGTCGCCGGTTATCTGCTCGAACTGGACTACGAGAACGAGGCAGTCGCCCAGATCGCCGACACGGGCTTCAGCGGCAGCGCCCTCGACAATCCGATCTGCGTCTCCAACGAGGGCCATATCTACGTCGGAGGAACCGGCGCGGGAGGGGCCAAGACGCTCTTCAAGGTCGACGAAGGGACGCACGCCGTCACCGACCTGACAGCAGTCTTCGTCGGCACCGCCCAGGCGCGCTTCATGTGCAATGTCCCGAGCCTGGGGAGCATCTTCGTCTGGCATAGCGGCGCTGCCACTGTCGACGAGCTTGACACCGCGACCGACACGATGGTCAACACCGGGTACGATCTCGGCACGGGCGATGGCAGGCCGTTCGCTGGCATGTGGTACGTTGATCACGACGACAACGTCGACGGCTATCTGCTGGTCGCCTACGGCACCAATGGCGACGGAAAGACCAAGCTGCATGTCGTCGAGCCCGCAACCTTCACCTCGATCGGCAACGTGCTGATCAGTTCCAACTTCGGCACCTGGGCATGGAATCATGCCTGGGATTCGCAGCGCGAGATCATGTGGCTGTCCGATCAGGGCGGCGACTACTGGGAGATCGATCTCACGGACCCCACCACGCCGGTCGCCACCAAGCGCACGGTCGCATCGGTCAACGCTGGCGGCCTGTCGTACACCAACCCGATCGCCTACGTCCCGGCGACCGACCGGCTCTACTTCTTCGACAACGGTTCGTGGGATCGGCTCGGCTGCCTCGACTACGACAATAACTTCCTCGTCAAGCAGACCGTGCTCCTGACCTCCCGCGCCGTTCTCGGCAGCGGAGTCTGGCCGCACATGGACTACAACCCCTACGACGGCTGCCTCTACCTCGTGCAGTCCACCGACACCATCACCATCACGCGAGTTGTCCCATGACCGAGCAGCAGCGCCCGCTCAATGAGAAATCCGGCGACGAGCGCCGCGTCGAGTCGGCGAAGGACGCCGAGGCGCGACTCCTGCAACGGCAGTGGGATGACGTGGATCTGGTGATGAGCACGGAGGAAGGGCGCCGCCTGCTGTGGCGCCTGATCGGCCGCTGCGGGCTGTATGACTCCAGCTACCGCGAGGGGCATCCCGACACCACGGCCTTCAACGAGGGACAGCGCGCGATCGGCCTGGAACTGACCAAGGAACTGACCGAGCAGCATCCGGACGCTTACGCGCAGATGGTGAAGGAATCCGTCGAGGATCGCGCACGCGAGCAGGCGCTGCGCGAGGCGCGCGAGATGAACCACGCCGAGCAGGACGAGGAAGAGCCGTCGATCTGATTCGGCAGCCTTGCGCTTTCGGCAAACGTAATCCCTTGCGCTTTCGGCAATAATGCCGGGCTGGTCTTGCATCTTTGCGAGAATCGCAATACCGTTGCGATTAAGACCATGCCCACCGCGGCCGCCGTAATCGAGAAGCCCGCAGAATCGCAGCCCGCAGCGGCTGCCCCCGCGAGTCCCGCCGCCGCCAATCCGCCCGCCGAAGTGAAGACCGAAGCGAAGCCGGCGGAAACAGCGAAGGCCGATGCGAAAGCCGCCGGCGCCGCCGAGACGGTGAAGGTCGAAGCGAAGGCCGACGAGAAGCCGGCCGACGAGAAGAAGGCCGAGACGCCGGCCGCGCCGGTCGTTCCCGAGAAGTACGAGCTCAAGGCGCCGGAAGGCGTGAAGCTCGACGCCGCGCAGCTCGAGGCCTACGCCGCCGAGGCCAAGGGCCTGGGCCTGACGCAGGACCAGGCGCAGAAGCTGGTCGACCGCGACGCCAAGCGCGATGCCGCGAACTTCGCCGCCAACACCACGGCCTACGAGCAGGCCTCGGCCGCCAAGATCAAGAAGCTGTCCGAGACCAGCTGGCTCGCCGAGCTGCAGGCCGACAAGGAAGTCGGCGGCGAGAAGTTCACCGAGAGCGCGGAGACCGCCAAGCGGTTCATTGCCAAATTCGGCTCGCAGAAGCTCAAGGATTTCTTCAACAGCACCGGCTTCGGCAACGAGCCCGAGTTGTTCCGCGCGTTCGTCAAAGCCGGCAAGGCGATGAAGGACGACGTGATCATTTCCCCGCCCGGTCCCGCGACCGGCGCACGTTCGGCCGCGCAGGTCCTGTACGGCGAAACCTCAGCACAGAAGCAGTAGGAGCATCCCATGTCGACCCTCGCCGCCAACGTCTACACCCTCGCGGATTGGGCGAAGACCCGCGATCCGCAGGGCCGCAGCCAGAAGGTCGCCGAGCTGCTCCAGGAGGAGAACCCGATCCTCGAGGACATGGTCTGGCAGGAAGGCAATCTGCCGACCGGTCACCAGTTCGGCGTCCGGACCAGCCTGCCGGAACCCGAGTTCCGCCGCCTGAACGAGGGCACCACGACCACCAAGGACAGCGAGGCCCAGGTCACCGAGCACTGCGGCATCCTCGAGGACTGGTCGGAGGTCGACAAGGACGTCGCCGAGCTCAACGGCGACTTGGCGGAGTTCCGCTTCAAGAAGGCCAAGCCGCACCTCGAAGGTCTCAACCAGAAGATGGCGGCGACCTTCTTCTACGGGAACCACCTGGTCGACGAAAAGGAGTTCACCGGCATCGCTCCCCGCTACGCCACGATCAGCAACACCGAGGGCGAGAACATGATCGACGCCGGCGGCTCCGGCGGCGACAACACCTCGATCTACCTCGTCGGCCACGGCCCCAACAGCGTGTACGGCATCTTCCCCAAGGGGTCGAAGGCCGGCGTCTTCCACGAGGACCTGGGCCTGGTCACCATCCAGGGCAGCACGGGCATCGGTGGCACCCGCATGCGCGCCTACCAGGACCACTGGCAGTGGAAGGCCGGCCTGTGCGTCGAGGACTGGCGCTTCATCGTGCGCATCGGCTCGATCGACAAGTCGGTCCTGCAGGGCGATCCCAGCGGCTCGACGGTCAACCTGCTGCGCCTGATGACCAAGGCCTACCACCGCCTGCCGTCCCTCGACGGCATCCGGCCGGTGTTCTACTGCTCGCGCGCGGTGTTCGAGATGCTCGACATCCAGGCGCAGGAACGCACGAACGTCTACCTGACGCAGGGCATGGAAGAGGGCACGCTCAAGACCCGCTTCCGCGGCATCAAGATCAAGCCCTGCGACCAGATCCTGCACTCGGAAGCCCTGATCTGATCGGACGGATAACGCCGTCTCGGGCCCAGCTGCCGTCGTGGTAGCTGGGCTTTGGCGTCAAAACCGGAACCCGGAGCCAACCATGTACATCGACGCCCAGAACATCCTGATGGACGAGCAGGCCCTCGACGCGGACGCGATGTCCGAGAACGTCATCGACCTCAAGGCCGCCAACGTCAACTTCGCCGAAGGCGAGCAGATGGGCATCGCCATGGCGGTGAAGGTCGCCGCCGACCACACGAGCGGCACCGAGCGCTTTTTCTTCCTGATCCAGACCGACGACGACGCGAGCATGCCGACGCCGACCACGCACAACGGCGAGGGCGGCCAGGAGATCCTGTACTCGGATCTGACGGCCGACTCGCTGCACTTCATCCCGATCTCGAAGACCATGGCGGCGAACTTCCAGCGCTACCTCGGCCTGTACTTCAACGGCGTCAGCACCACCCCGACGGTGACCATTACCGCCTGGCTGTGCTCGGCGAAGGACTTCGCCGCGCGCGCCAAGGCCTACCCGACCAGCCGCTCGTTCTGAGCGCTGGCGGCCGGTAGCGGGCATCGAACCTCGAAAGGGAGAGCATGGCAGAGAAGGTCGACAAGCTGGTCAAGGTGCGCGCGACGCGACGCGGCTTCTGGGACAACACCCTGGTCAAGCCGGGCGCGGTCATCCTGGTGCCGGAGTCGATCGTCGACCACCCGAACACTACGTGGATCGAACGCCTCGACGCCTTGCCCAAGGCGAAGCCCAAGACCCAGAAGCGGGTCACCAAGCCC